GCGTATAGGCTTTAGAGCAAACGAACAACGCAGAGCCAAAGCTATGCTAGAAAGATGTACAAATGGCATGCAATATGTAAAAGGTACATTTGAAAAATCTAAAAACGGTAGAAACAAATGGATAACTATACCTTATAGAGTGCCAACATTTCCGTTGATTAATGACGCAATATATAAAGATAATATAGAGAAATATTGGATAGATAAGCCTGTAAGATTTGCCTATGCTAATAATTGTGTAGGTTGTTTTCATCGTAATACTATAATGTTAAAACACATGAGTAATAAAGCGCCTAAGCAATTTGATTGGTTTATAAAACAAGAAGAAAATAATAGCAACGCAAGGTTTAAAACAGAAATAACCTATAAACAAATAAAAAATAGTTTTAATCAAATAAAACTTTTTGACGATGACTTTACAGATTGTGATTCAGGTTACTGCGGCCTTTAACAATCCTTTGTTGACAACTTTTCACTAAATTTATTGCATAGTAAAAACTTTTGTATAGTATTGTACATGCTAACAAGAGAGCTTATTAATGAGTTAAAGGCAATAGCTAGTAACTTTATTCCAGCTAAAGATCTTGACGACTTAACACAGATAGTTTTTGAGCAGCTACTAACTATGAATAGTGAAAAACTACAATCGCTAATAGATAAAGGCGATATACACAGGTATTTTAACAGAATGTGTAAGCTTAACTACTACTCTAAGAACAGTAGGTATTATTACACATACAACAAAGAGTACGAACATGTCAGCTATCGTACACAAGCTTACGAGAAACGAATTACAGATAATGTATATATTAATAGTGATAGTGAGTTGATAGACAACATTTTACAAGAACTATATTGGTACGATAGAGAGTTATTCAGATTATATGTACTAGGCGATGACGAGAACGATAGCTATTCTTACACTACTCTAGCAAAAAAGACAGGTATTAGTAGGATATCTATATATTATACTATTAGAAATGTAAAAAAATACATTAAACACAGGTTGAATGAATTGAGAGATGATATATAAAGAGTTAGCTAGATACGCGGAATACGATATACCTATTATTGAGATATATAATGAGTTTGGTAATGTTGAGTATGTTTTGAACTTATCAGAAATGGAAATTGAAGATGTAGATATAGATTACTACGATGACGGAACGCCTTACGGCATAATAAAACTACATAGAGATGAACAAACCGAGTATAATAAGAAAGATATATAACTATATCATAGCATTAGTTAAAAGATCGGCTAGCGGATATGAAAATACTAGCCAGAGAGTGTATTGGAAAAGAATATCTATCTGCAACTATTGCGAACACCTAGATAAGCAGCATATGGGATGTACAGTATGCGGCTGCCCTGTTTTAACTAAAACTAAATGGGCTTCAGAAAGCTGCCCTATTAACAAATGGTAGTTACACAAGAACAAAAGCAGCAAGCTAAAGAGTTATACGAACTTTGTAAAAACGGCAAAGCGCCTAGTACAGAAATAAAGAAAAAACTGATTGACTTGTACAATGAAGTACATAAAACTAGATATAGAAATACAACAAACTGCGGATCATGCCTAAAGACTGTGTTTAGCGGCATAAAAAGACTTGCAGTATATGGAAAGATATAAAAACTGAGATAATCGCTTAAATCGCTTAAAAATGGCTAAAAAACGCAAGTTACCGACATATTATGAAGGCAAGTATAAAAAGATACGAGCACATGAAGTTATTGCAGACTATAATCTAACATATAATCTAGGTACTGCAGTTACATACTTACTACGAGCTGGAAAGAAACCTAACAACCCTGTTACACAGGACATCAAAAAGGCAATAGATCACTTGAACTTTGAGCTAGAGAAGCTCAGATTAGAAGATGAAACATCATTATTAACAAAAATTAACATAAAGTATTTCAATGAAAACACAGATAGTACCGATTAGCAAGGTAAAACCGAACGCAGATAACCCTAGATTGATCAAAAACATAAAATTCAAGAAGCTAGTAGCCTCTATAGAAGAGCTGCCTAGTATGCTTAAGCTAAGGCCAATAGTAGTAGACGATAACTACACTATATTAGGCGGAAACATGAGGTATAAGGCTTGTATAGAAGCAGGACTAAAAGAAATACCTATCATAGTAGCTAGCGACTTATCAGAAGATGACAAAAAAGCTTTCATAATCAAAGATAATGTTAGTTTTGGCGAATGGGATTGGGAATTACTAGGTAATGAGTACACTTTTGAAGAGTTAGATACATGGGCTATGGACTTACCTAGCGATATGTTTAGAGAAGATGTTGATTATTCGCTACTAGATGATGAGGACTTCGAAGATGAACTAGATAATATGGAAGGCGATGTAAGAAGAGGCATACAAGTACCTTTTGAGGCAGAAGATTACGAAGAGGCAAAAGAGTTATACAGATATTTTGTAGATGAAGGGCACTATGTAGGCGGAATGATACTAGAATATCTTAAAGAACAACGCAAAAACTTAGGATTATGATTAAACTAGAGTTAAAACAAATAGAACATAGCGTAAAGGTAGGCGATCTATGCGAGTATAAAGAGCCTAACATACTAGAAGATACGATTTTTATGTATGAAGGCGAGCCTGTAGGCTTTTTTATCAAGCAAATAGAAGGTAAGCTAAAACAATTCGTAGAAATAGCTAATAATGAGTTCAGAAGTGAACGAGTACCTAAAAGTACTATGGTAAGAGCTAGCGGCGTAGAACAATATAGTACAATAATAGGATCTGTACCGCCTAAACCGCATTTATCTAGGCCATATCCTTCTATATCGTCTGTACATAATACAAAAAGCGCTAGAACATTTATTAAAGCTATGTTAGCAACATGTAGAGAAGCTGAATCACTACTACAAGACATCATACCTAAGCAATATGAGAATCAAGTCAAGCTAATAGAAGAGTATGTACCGAAAAAGTATCGTTTTGGCAAATGTTTTACTAGCAGCATTAACAACTACAATATATCTGCGCCCTTTCATAGAGATACTGCAAACATAAAGGGCTGCGTAAATGTCATAATCAATAAGAAACAAGACGCTATAGGCGGCGACTTACATGTACCTGACTATAACGCTACTATGGATGGAACTGATAATAGCTTATTAGTATATCCAGCTTGGCGTAATGTACATGGTGTAACACCTATAACGCCTACAAAGCCGAAAGGCTACAGGAATAGCCTTGTGTTCTATCCTTTAGCTAGTTTTAAGGGCAAAAAATGAGACAAATGAAACACAATAAAAAGGAAACAATATTAATAGCGCTAGAGAAAGCTCTAGGCGTTGTTACTACTGCTTGTCAGAAGTCAAATGTTAGCAGGGCTACTTTCTATAGGTGGCTTAATGATGACAAAGAGTTTGCAGATGAGGTAAAAGCTATACAAGATGTAGCGTTAGACTTTGCAGAAAGCAAGCTATTCGAACAAATACAGGACGGCAGTACTGCAGCTACTATATTCTATCTTAAGACAAAAGGCAAGCGTAGAGGTTATATAGAACGACAAGAGCTGGAACATACAGGTGGCGATAAGCCTGTAAATATCAAGCTAGTTATAGATGAAGATAGCAACACTAACGACTAAGCAAGGCGAGGCGATAAAGTATCTAACAGATGATGTTACTACAGAAGTCTTATACGGCGGTGCAGCAGGTGGCGGCAAAAGTTACTTAGGCTGCGCTTGGATAATATGGCTATGTATACAGTATGATGATATACGCTGCTTGATAGGCAGAAGTAAGCTAACTGCATTAAAGACTACTACACTAAATACATTCTTTGAAGTATGCAAGTCTTGGAACATACAAGCTAACACACATTACAAGTACAACGCAGCTACAAACATAATCACATTCTTTAACGGCTCAGAAGTAATACTAAGAGATCTATTTCAATATCCTAGTGACAAAAACTTTGATAGCTTAGGATCATTAGAGTTAACGGCTGCATTCATAGATGAGTGCTCACAGATAACAGAAAAAGCAAAGCAAATAGTAGCTAGTAGAATAAGATATAAGCTAGATAATAATAATCTTACACCTAAACTACTACTTACATGCAACCCTAGTAAAGAATGGGTATATAGTAGCTTTTACAAACCTTACAAAGAGAACACATTACCTCAACACAGAAAGTTTATACAATCACTAGTAGACGATAACAAGCATATTAGTAGGCATTACAAAGATCAGCTTGATACGCTAGATTATGTAAGTAAGCAAAGGCTACTATTTGGCTCTTGGGAATACGACGATAGCGACGATAAGCTAATAAACTATGACGCTATACTAAACACATTTAGCAACGATAGCATAACAACAGGACAAGCTTACATAACTGCAGATATTGCTAGATACGGAAAAGATAAGACAGTAATAGTATATTGGAGCGGCTTAAGAGCTGAACAGTTTATAACTATGAGCACTAATAGCGTAACTGAAGCTGCTGATAAGATTAGTCAGCTACAACGCAGATATAATGTACCTCTTAATCATGTTTGTGTTGATGAGGACGGTATAGGTGGTGGCGTTAAGGATATATTGCGCTGCAAAGGTTTTGTTAACAACAGTAAGCCTATAAGAAACGAAAACTACGCTAATCTAAAAACACAATGTTACTATACATTAGCTGATAAAATCAACAAGCTTCAGATATATATACGCGCTGAGCAAATAACGCAAAAGAACGCAATTTTAGACGAATTAGAGCAAGTTCGGCGTAAGAACTATGACAAAGATACAAAACTGCAAATAATCGCAAAAGACGATGTTAAAACGGCTTTAGGGCGTTCGCCTGATTACGCAGACGCTATAATGATGAGAATGATATATGAGTTAAGAAGTACAGGCAAGTACTATGTACAGTAAAAAGAAAGCGGCCTAAGATTATCTGTATAGATATTATCAAAGGCCACTTACAACGAGAAAGCACGAAAATACATAATAGGAATTTATATATATTACATTAATGAATTTAGTTGTCAACAAAAACAAGTACTACATACCTAAGAGCTGGAACGAAGTATCACTAGACAGGTATATAGAGTTTATGTCTACACATAACAAAGAAGCTTCAGCAGCAGAACAGGAGTTACACTTGTTAACTACTATAACAGGCGCGCCTTACGAGTATATTGCAGATATGAAGCGTAGCGACTTAAGCAAAGCATTAGACAGACTATCTGTATTAATGCAAGATGAAACAGATGAAACTCTTGTGTTGACATTTGAGATAGCTGAAGTAGAGTACGGCTTTCATCCTAATCTAAGCGACATGAAGCTAAAAGAGTTCGTAGATCTTGACAACAAGCTATCAGATGTTTGGCCTAATATGGCTTTCATAATGGCTATACTGTATAGGCCTATAACAAAACACACAGGCGAAAAATACAAGATAGAAGAGTACGACTATGTAAGCGCTAATAAGAGAGCTGAAATATTTAAGAAAGAGTTAAGCGTAGCATTAGTAAACGCTGCAGCTAGTTTTTTTTTGACTATCGCAGCCGACTATATGAAGATTATGCAAGCCTATTCCAAACTAAACAGAAAACAGAAGAGAAAGGCATCAAAACAGATGAAGAGCTCTTTGAAGAGAAATACGGCTGGTACGGCGTAATATATAGCTTAGCTAATGGTGATATACTAAGATTTGATGAAGTAATAAATTTATCAGTTAATGAGTGCTTTAACTTTTTAGCTTATACAACAGATATGAACAGAATACAAAATAGAAAAAATGCTAGCAAATAACGGATATACATACAAGAATGTAACACTAGATAACCTATATACTGCTTTAAGAAGAGCAGGACAGTTGAATACACAGATAGCAGATGTAACAGTAGGCGATATATTTGAAGTTGACTTAAGCGAAACAACTTACCCACTTATGCACATAGCTACAGAGAGCGCTACATACGATACAGGTAATCTTACTTATAACTTTCAGATAATAGTTATGGACTTAGTAAGTAAAGACGAAAGTAATGAAGAGATAGTGCTAAGCGATATGCTGCAAATAATAGGAGATGTTATAAGCCATGTTAAGAATTCAGATCTTATAACTACTATGACAGATTATAGAAATAATGTAAGAATACAAGATAATGTAACATGCGAGCCGTTTACAGAAAGATTTGATAACGAAGTAACAGGTTGGACGGCCAACTTCGGAATTGAAGTATTCTTCGATAGTTCAGCATGCACAGGCAGCGTATAACCGACTGCGAAGCAACACAAATAAGAATTTAGTATATAATATAATAAGATACTTAGTAATAATAATAATATAATAGCTTTATATGGCAACAACAGTAACAAGCGCTACACTTAGCGTACAGATCAAAGAAGAGATAACACTTAACGGAACTGCTTATGATCAGACTATAACAAAATCATTAACAGGCGTAGGTAATGTATCAAAGAGAATATTTACTATACCTGCTAACACATCTGTAACACTAGCAACATTCATTTCTACAGTAACAGATAATCAATTTGATGTAGAAGATGTTAAGTACATAAGAGTAACAAACCTAGACGATACTAATGTTTTACTACTGACAAAAGCATTTAGTGCTACATCTGTAGTAACAGAACTAAAGGCATCATCTAGCGTAGTGTATTTCACACCTAACGGAAAAGGCGCTACAAGTAAGGCCGCTATAACATCTACAGACGATATTGAAACTCTTTTTGTACACAATCCGCACGCTGGAGACGCTCTAGATTGTGAAGTGTTTATAGCTACTGCATAATGAAAACAAAGCATGTAAGGAAAGTCTTTGATATATTCGGCACTAAGGTTGTTGAAACTGCAAGAGGTATACTTAACGCTAAAGGTAAGAATGCAAGCGGTAAACTAAGCTCTAGTTTAGGATATAGTCTTAAAGTCAAGGAAGGCAGGCTCGATTTACGCTTTTTAGGCGCACCTTACGCGTCCATAGTAGATGAAGGTATAAAAGGTAGCAAAAGTAGCGCAAAAGCGCCCAAAAGTCGTTTTTCGTATACATCAAAGCAGCCGCCGTCAGGAGTTATTGACAAGTGGGTAGTTCGCAAAGGGCTAAAAGCTGCAAGAGATGACAAAGGCCGTTTTATCAAGCGTAAAAGCCTTGTATTCTTAATAGCTCGAAATATTAAGCTATTTGGTATAAGGCCTAGTAACTTTTTTACAGACGCGATTAATCAAGGGTTTAAAGGATTGCCTAGAAAGTTTGCAGAAGCTTACGCACGCGACGCAGCACAATTTATAAGAACAGTAACACAAGAAATATGAGTGTACAGATAAGATCGAACTACGGAAATACAGATACAGGTAAATTAATACCTGCATATAGTGATATTGTAGCGTATGCAGAA